AGATTCTTATTGGTAATTCCATTGTCGGGTTCACTTCCTATGACATTGACTACAACGTCACGGACGCCTCTTTCGCTGGGACGTTTATTGATATTTCGGGGCAATCGGTATCGTCCGGGATCGCGTCCCACATTAGATTCCACGGCGGCGTGATCGGGGCCGTTGCGGGCAACACCACCGCTTACCTCGTGAGGTGCAACAACTCCTACCTTGTCGGCTTCTACGACGTTGATTTCACCTACGGCTACACCGCCGTCGAAGGTGCGTCCTCGACGTCCGGCACGACAAACATCGTCTACAACTACACCAACGGCCTTAGCCTGATCGGGTGCGGCTTCACCAGTTTCGCTGGACCCACCATCCACAATCCCGGCGAAGGCGCGCTCATTGTTTCGCCCGTTTCTGAACCGACGCCTTCCTTGGTCGCCAAGTTTCTTGTTGCCGACGCTGACGCGCCCGGCTTTAGTTCTGCCAATCCAATCAACACCGCCTGCACCATTCAAGGCGGCTGGCTGGGGGATGCCACGTCGGGAACGTGGATCGCGTGGCAAGGCGGCTCGATCACATCGGTTGGAGTCCAGTACGGCTGGAAGGCAGCAGCCATCACTCTGACCGGCAACGCAAACTCCGTCTCGGTCCTCGGCGGGACAATTCAAAACACCACGGGCGCAGGAATAGCCTTCGCCGGGTACGCGGTCAATTCGGTGGCCGTGGCAGGAGTCGACTGGTCGAACACTCTGAATCGGTACACCGGCACGTCGGGACTGGCGGCTGGGTTTTATGTCGACGCCGGCCAGACCAACATCCCCGGCACTTTGTCCGTTTCGTCGTTTTCGGCGTCGTCCTCGGTCACCGTTCCCCTGAACGCCGGTCCAAACAACATCGGCAACTACCCCACGGGAACGCTGGCGAACGCTTTGAACGATGCGTACTTGCTCACGGGCCTAGGCGACTGGGGAGCGTTCTCCAACGCCACGGTCGCACGCGACACGACGGTCCAGTCCCCGTTCTCAAACGCAGGGACCTTTGGCTATGCGCTGAAGGTGACGGTGGCGACGGCGGCCGGTCCGGGGTTTGCGAACTACAACTCAGCGACGAACCGCACGCCCGTGACGGTTGGGACGGCTCTCACCTCAATGGCGTACATCATCGGGGCGGCATCGAACGTCCTTAGTTCCGGCTTGAACGGGCAATTCCGAATCGGACTGGCGTACTACGACTCGAACAACAAATACATTTCGGCGTTGACCGCAGGGACGTTGAGCGCCGGCGTGACTGTCAATTCGTCAACGTGGACCCAGATGACCTCCACGACCACGCCGGCAACCTCCATCGGAGCCATTACGGCGGTGTCGGTCACCAACTCAACCACCGTCGCGTTCACCCAGACCAATACCTACACCTCCGGTCAAGCGGTTACGCTGTCCGGCTTTACGGGTGCGCTCGCGGTCCTAAATGGCTCATGGACAGTCCTCGCGTCGGGGCTTTCGGGTTCGGGGTATTCGCTTACCATCTCGAACGCGCTGGCAACGGGAGCGCAATCGATCACGGGGATGAGCCCCATATCAACCGTCACTCCGGTCACAGCGGCTTGCTACATCCAAGGGTCGGGCGCTTACACGCCGGTCGGCAACGTCTACTGGGCTTCGTGCTTCTCCATTTCCACCAACTCGTCGAGCGCATGGGTAGCCCCAAACGCAGCGGCAGCGACGCTGGGTCTTTCGACATCAGGCGTAACGGGCGGCGGCCAACGCGGAACTGGTTTCGCGGCTGGCGCGGCAAGTTCGGATGTCGCCACGGTGGGCCAAGTCGTTCTCACATCGCAAGCGGCACCTACAGCGATTGCAGGAGTGACGACGGTCACGGTCGCATCCAACGCTGGGACCGTGCCGGTCACGGCAGGGACAGCCAACTTTACTAACTCGTCGGCGGCGACGATGGCGATCACCCTCGCCACGAGCGGCGCTGTCGACGGTCAAGTAATGATCGTGCGCGTTTACGATTTCTCCGCTGCGAGTCAGACAATCGGTTGGACCAACACGGAGAACTCAACCGTGTCGGCTCCCACCACTTCCAACGGGTCCACGACGCTACCCAAAACGGTGACGTTCCAATTTAACGGGGCAACGTCCAAATGGCGGTGCATTGCCTCGGTGTAGGCGTGCGCTACACTCCTGATCGTTGGAGCTGTCGGGAGAAATCCCTTGATGGCCGACACCCCGGACAGGGGGTTCGTCGCCCCTGTTTGCGTATGCAGACCAGCGGAGCCTCGCGTCCTCGGTAGCGAGGGGACTCTGATTTTCACCGAAACCCAATCCTCGTGGCGTATCTCCACGTCACGGGCGTAGAAACGGAGATGACATGGCAGGAATTGACGACATTGACCTCAACGACCCGGATGCTGGTAGCCAACTGCGTACTTTCGCAGTAACCGCCAGCCAGAAGGCGTCGGAGGCTGAGGCACGAGCCGCAGAACTTGAGCGCAAAGTTGCTCTCATGGAAGCCGGTATTGACTTGTCCACCCGAAAGGGCCAAGCCTTTGCCGAGACTTTCAAGGGCGACATTAAGAGCAAGGACGCGATTCTGGCCGATGCCGCGGAGTTCGACCCGACGATCATCGCCGGACAGTCGACACCTGCCGCCACCACGACCGAAGGGAACAACACGGCCACCACGACAACGGAAGGCACGCCGACCAACGAACCCACCGGAACCGCCGAGCGCAACGCTCTGACGGACGGGGCCAACTCTGGAACGCTCGCCCCCCCGGACCCCGTGCAGGCCAGCCACGACTTCTATCAGAACGCAATTCGCAGCGGTGCCCCTCAGGACACCGCCCGCGCAGCTGCGTTTGCCATGCAAGTTCAGGCCAAGTTCGCTGAGATCAACGGGAACTAAGGAAATGGCTCTGACGCCCAGCAACCGACCGCCTCACGACGACGCTTTGTGCGGAACTCGCGAGTACGGAGATTGTTTCAAGTGCGTCATCCAAGGCGTTCGACTTGGGAAGCCCTCGGACTTTCCAACGCGCACGTATTCCAAAACCCCCCCGCGAGGTTCCAGCAATTCCTATGAGGCAGGGATCCCGGTATCACACCGGCCCGATGGGTCAGTGATGCCGTATCTCCGAAGTGATGGCGAAATCATGGGTCAAAAAGAGTACGACTCCAAGCGCCGTGTCATCGAAGAAAACAGAAAGCGGCTGGCAAACGCCAGTTCGTCCCCTCAAAACTAAGGAAAGATCATGGCAAATCCGGGTACTGGTCAGTCATATGACCTCCCCACTGGTGTACGTCTCGATATCGAGAACTTCATCACCACGCTTGACCCGTTCGAGGTCGCCCTACAGGGCATGTACGGCGCAGACGGCCTTTCGGCCCTTGCTGTCGGAGAAGCCACTGAGGTCAAAGTCGAATGGCTCGAGGAAAACCTGCTCCTGCCCAAGACCACGCTGTCGTCTCAGATTTCGACGACCACGGCCACGACGATCAACGTCGCCACGGCCGATGGTTTGCGATTCCAGACCGGTGACGTGGTTCAGGTTGGCTCCGAGCAAATGAACATCACCGGCATTTCCGGTGGTGCGCTCACCGTGACTCGAGGCTGGGCTTCGACCACCGCTGCGACCGCCGCCACTGGCGCAACGATCATTGGCGTTGGTTCGGCTTTGGCCGAAGGTTCCGACCCGCCGCCGGCCCGCATGAAGGACCGCGTGGACGTCTACAACTACACGCAGATTTTCGGTCCCGTGGCGATCACGCTGTCGGCCACCGAAAATGTCGTGCAGAAGTACGGCATTCCGACCACGGAGTTTGACCACCAGGTCATGCGCCGTTTGCAGGAGCAGGCGGTCACCCGTGAGCAGGCAATCATCAACGGTCAGCGCTACGTCGGCACCGGCTCAGTCGGTCGCTCGATGGGCGGTCTGTCCTACTGGTTGTCGTCGAACGTGGACTCGTCCACCACGACGATTTCCGAGTCGGCGGTCCTCACGCAGCTGACCAACTGCTTCAACAACGGTGGGCGGCCTGACCGTTTCCTCGTTGGTGCGAAGCAGAAGCAGACGTTCTCTCAGGTCCAGTCGGGCAATATCCGATTCGGACGCCAGGAGAACGGCCGTGGTCAGATCGTGGACTTCTACGACTCGGACTTCGGGCGCATGTCGATCATCCTCGACCGCTGGTGCTTGCCGAATCAGGCGTTCATCTTTGCCCGCGAGCAGGTGGAACTTTGCCACCTTCGCCCGTTCGGGTTCGAGATGCTCGCCAAGACCGGTGACTCCATCAAGGGTCAGGTTGTCGGTGAGTCCACGTTGAAGGTGCGCCGTCAGTTGCACGGTGCGCAGTTCAACGCACTGACCTAGCCACCACAGGTCGAACGGGCTGGTCTATCCTTCGTGGGTAGGCCAGCCCGTTTGGTCTTTGCAAAGGAGTCACATGAAGGCGCAGAAAGTAGACAACACGGGCGAAATCATCGGCCCTCCGATGGCCCCGTACCAGGTTCTCATTTGCGGTTGGGTTCTCAACAACACGTCAGGTTCAGCCGTCATCGTGGACTTCTACACGGTGGACGGCACCACAGACGGTCGAGCGCCAGCCGCGCCAAGCGCAAGCGGCGACAAGATTTTCAGCATCACCGTGCCGGCGAACTCGTCCAAGGAATTCCTTGCAGAGCAGGGGATTTACCTGACCAACGGGTGCTTCGTGAAAACGGGTGCTTCGGGCTGCGTAGGGTCGGTCTTTTACCGGTGACCGATTCCCCTGTTGTCGAACCGTTTGTCATTGGATGGGCAGACCCCGGACAAGTTTCCGGCTGGTTTGCCCATTCTTTGCAGGAAACGTTGCGCGCCGCGGGCACGGACATTTACCGAGGGCACTTTCGCGTCGAGTCGGGGCCGCGCATCGCGGAAGCTCGTAACGACATTGTTCGTTCTTTCCTGACCCGTGAGGACTGGAAGGACGTCGAATGGTTGCTGATGGTGGACGCCGACATGAGTTGGCACCCCAGCGCCATTGAAGAACTGTTCCGCGGGATGCGGAACACCGAGGGCAAGGTCACGCACCCTGTCGTCGGTGGCCTGTGCTTCGGGGGAGGCCACGGCCAGATCATGCCGACGACGTACCGTGTCGTCGACCCAGCGACGAACAACGGTTCTCCCGTTGGCATCGTCACTGAATGGAAGGAAGGCGAGTTTGTTGAAGTCGACGCCACTGGCGCGGCCTTCCTGCTCATCCACCGGGGGATCCTCGAGATCCTTGGTGGGCTCCACGGCGACCCCCACCCGTGGTTTGCCGAAGGCGTGTACGCCGGTCGGACCTTCGGAGAGGACTGGACATTCTGTATGCGCGTGCGAACGGGCGACGGAACAAACGCGTGGCCGATCTACGTTGCCACCTCCGCCAAAGTCGGGCACCACAAAACCGTGTTGCTGGACGAAACGATGTGGCGCACCGGTCAATCGAACCTGACGCCCGTGGCCCCACCGCCGCAAGCGATCGAACTAACCGAGCAACGCATCATTGTCCCCAACCGCGCCATGCGCCGCGCAACGATCAAGGTCAAGTAACCCATGTCGTTCACCCTGAAACAGTTGGTGGACGATTGCTTTGACGAACTCCGTGGCACCACGCGCGACCAAATCAACTTTTTGGCGGCCGCCCTTGACGCGCCTTCGGCTGGAACGCAGGAAACCATCTCGTTCTCCTACGACCTTGGGGGTATCGTTCCGAACTCCACGCTGGTCGTAGGAGACGAAACCCTCTACGTCATCACCACGAACCCCTCGGCCCTCACCGCCGTCGTTGTTCGAGGATGGGACAACACCACGCCGGCGACCGCTGCTCTCGGGGCGTCCGTTTTGGTGGACCCGCCGTGGACGCGCTCGGTGGTGACGCAGCGGATCCGCGACGAGATCCGTTCGTGGGGCCCGCAAGTGTTTGCCATCAAGCAAACCGAGCTCACAATGGTTCTCAACCAGCGCGGGTACGACTTCTCCGTGAGTGACCAAGTGATCGACGTGCTGCGCATAACCGCGCAGCAAGTTCCGACGTATGACCCGTTGTACGGCTGGAACCTAATGATCAACTCGAACACCACGCAGGCCATTCAGGAATACCCGTTTCGCTACGACGCCAAGGCCGACACCAGCGTGTTCCCATCGGGCAGGGCCATCTACTTCACCGACGCGACACCGGCGTACAACGGCAACATCAACGTCATCTACTCGTGCGCGTTCGACGTCGACACCAGTTGGAACGATTCGACCGACATGCTGACGCAGGTGGGGCTTGACAGCCGCGACCTCGACATTCCCAAGTTCGGGGCTATCGCGCGCTTGCTCAAGTCCATGATGGTGCGCCGTTCCATGCTCAACGTCATGGGCCAATCTCGCGAAGATCAGGACGTGTCAATGGCGACCATCGGGCAGGCTGCGACGGAGTACCGGCGCACGGCCGACTTGCGCTTGGCCGACGTGCGCGAGCGCCAATTGACTGACTGGCCGTACCGCTCAACGAACTTCTAGGAGGGCCAGTGGCGAAGTTCAAGACCTTCCACAATCCCTTCCACACCCCGTTCAATTACTTCACGGGTGGCTCGGCACCAAGCGAAGTGCCGTTTGTTTACTCCGTGTCCATCAACTCGCACCCCTACGAACTCGAGTGGGGCCCGAACGCGGCGACTGAAATCACGACGCTTCCCATTCGGCGCCAGTCCATTGACGATTCCCCTGAGCCCGGCGAGCAAACGTTGTCGGCGGCGGGTTTGTTCCCACGCGCTCAAGACAATTGGTTCCTCGGTGCCGGTCAGAAATACATGGACAACCGGTTCGCAATGGCCGGCGTGTACCTGCACTCGGGAGAATTGCCGTCGATCCGAACGCGCTTTTGGAAATCACAAGGCGTCAACGTGTGGAACTACGGTTCGTTTTCGTTGCTCCCCGGCACCAACGCGGAAGCGACGTCAACCTCGAACTTGTTGATCGCGCAGGTAGGCAACTACATCATTCGCACGGACGGCAAGGACATTTACTACACCGCGTCCCCCGTGGTGCATGGGACTTCGACGTGGACCAAAGTAACCAGCGGCGTCACCAACACCAACGTCATCACCAGCCTTGCAACGGACGGCACGCGTCTGTGGTTTGCGTGCGGAAGCCAGGGCGTCTTTGTCCTAACCGCTGGCACGTGGACGGTGACCGCCGCCGCGACTCCGGCGCACCTGACCGCTCCGCAAAGCTTGACCGTTGCCGCCGAAGCCACCGGCACCAAGAACGCGACCAACCTTCCTGACGGATCAACGACGTACTATGTCAGCGCCGTCGATGCTTTTGGCAACGAAACGGCGGCGACTAGCGCCACGGTCACCGTTGCCGGCACGCCCATTTCCTTGACGTGGGCAGCGAACACCAACGCCACGGCGTTCAACGTTTACCGCGGCACGAACACGCTGGTCTACACGGGGGCCATTCCCTCATTTGTGGACGATGGTTCGGCAACCGGGACCACGCAATCCCACCCCACCACGGACGGCACGGGCACGACTCCGTACCCTGCGACGTGGTTGCTGTACGCCAAAGGTCATTTGCTGGCTTCGACTGGCCGCGACCTCGTGGAGATTCTGGCGAGCGGCAACACGACTTTCATCTACCAGCACGTCAATCCCTCGTTCACCTTTACCACCGGTTGCGAGTGTGAAACAGCGATCCTTGTTGGGGGGTACGCCGGAACGGTGTCGTACATCGGGGCCGTAGCCCCCGACAGCGCGACCTCGGGGGCTACGCTTGCTCCCCCTGTATGGGCGACGTCGTTAGGGGTTGGAGAACAAATCAACTCGATTGTCTACGAAGCCGGTGCGGTCCTGCTCGGAACGTCGCGTGGAATTCGTCAAGGGTCCAAGCCGGACAGCCTTGGCGTTTTCAACGTTGGCCCTGTTATCAGCGACCCCGGCAGCGTCGAGGCGGTGGCGTGCTACGGCCAGTACGGGTATTTCGGCTGGTCCAACATGAACATGTCCGAAGCATGGGCATCGCGCACGACGGTAGGTGGCGTGGGGCGTTGCGACCTTAGCCAATACACAGATCCCGGCATTCCGGCCTACGCAACCGACATGGTGGGCGCAACCGCCGGCGTCACTACGCAGGTCACCATCGTCAACGGGCAACCGTATTTTGTGGTCAACAATTCGGGGACTTACACGCTGTACGTGCCCTCGACCAGTGTGGTCGCGTCCGGTTGGTTGGAGCCGGGTTGGGTGCGCTACGGAACACTTGAGTCCAAGATCCTCGTCGACGTAGACATTCAGCACGAACCGTTGCCCGACGGTGCGACGGTTTCCTATGACGTCGTGGCTCAGGACATGTCCACCACCACGCACGCCGGATCCAATTCCGTCACCAGTTCGACCGGCCTCGACAACCCGTTCTCGGCCGGCCTTACCGTGGGCGACCGGTTCATGCCGATTATCACGCTCACCCAAGGGTCGGACCCGACGCAATCGCCGTACTTCACCAGCCACATTCTGAAAGCGTTGGTGGTCGCTCCGCGCCAAGACCAAATCACGCTGCAGCTTTTGTGGGCCGACCGCGTGCGCGACATAAACGGGGACACCAAATCCCTTGACACGTGGAACGAATACGCGTACCTCAAGGGTTTGGAAGAATCGGGCGAAGTCGTGCAGCTCACAATGGGCTCGTATTCTCGTCAAGCGGTCATCGACCAAATCAAGTTCGTCCCCGAACGCCCGAACGACAACCGCGACTGGTTCAACGGCAAATTGACTGTCAAACTTATTTCGCTGACTACTTAGGAGATACAAGTGGCAAACGTAAAGATGCAGTACGCAGGTGGGGCCGTTTCGACCACACTGGCCGCGGCGATCACGTCCACCACGGCGACCACGTTTACCGTTGTGTCAACGACAGGGTGGCCGGCGTCGGGGACCGCGTTCTCTTTGACCATCGACCAGGGCGATGCCAACTTGCAGGAAACCGTGCGCGTTGTGTCGTACTCGGGGACGACCGTGACCGTGGACCAGCGCGGGTGGGACGGCACCACGGCGCAGACGCACTTGGCTGGCGCGCCCGTTGTCCACACTCCTGACGCGACGACATTGACCGACATGCAAACAAAGTTGTGGGCGATGACCACGGCGGGCGACATGGTGTACCTCAGCAACGCCACTGGCGCGGTGTGGTCGCGCATCGGCATCGGGTCGGCCAACTACATTCTGCAATCGAACGGGTCAATCCCGACGTGGGTGTCGAACCCCGGGCTTTTGATTGCCAACAACCTGAGCGACGTGGCAAGTGCTTCGGCCTCGAGGTCGAGCCTCGGGCTGGGAACTGCCGCCACGCACGCGTCAACGGACTTCGATGCGGCAGGAGCCGCAGCAACGGTGCAGACCAACCTCACCGCAGAAGCGGCGACCGCGCGCGCGGCCGAATCCGCAGCCCAAGCAACCGCGAACGCCGCCGCCGCCAAATCCGCAAACCTGTCCGACCTTGCGAGTGCGTCCGCGGCTCGATCGAGCCTCGGCCTCGGGACGGCTGCGACTCACGCGACGACAGATTTTGACGCCGCTGGAACCGCTGCAACCGTAAGCGTCAACAACTGGACGGCAAAAAGCGCGAACTACACGGCTTCGGCGGGCGACAGCGTTCTTATGTCGGGCGCGTACACCGTCACGTTGCCGACCCCAACCCTCGGGACAGTCGTGCGCGTCATGTCGGCCAACGGCACCGGGTCCGCACCCACTACGGTCACGGCTGCAAGCGGAAACATCAAGGGCTTGGGCGTTGCTGCAAGCGCAACCAGCATTTTGCTCGGGGCGACCGGAGCTCACGTCACTTTGTTTGCCGACGGAACCAACTGGTACATCGTCGAAGGGGCCCAAGACTCAGGCTGGATCTCGGCCACGTTGACGAACTCGTGGTCCGGTGGGGTGTCGTATCGACTGACCGGCAATATTTTGCGATTCAACGGCCAAGCAGGGTCCGGCTCGGGCACGACGTCCGCGTTTACGTTGCCGGCCGGTTACCGGCCTTCGGGGTCGCAATACATTGCTTCCGCGGCAAACGGCTCGTCGGCGGGGTCTGGAAACTACGAAGGCGCTTTCTTGTTGGTGGGCTCGGACGGAACAGTCAAGCCCTACATCAACTCAAGCACCGCTTCGGTCTACTTCAACACGTCGCTCACGATCGACTAACCACCCACTAATGCCCATCAAAAGGTAGGGTTCTTCACATGGCAAACAGTGGACTGGTCAATTCGCAAGCGTGGGCAAAGTGGGCTGTTGAAAATCGCGCCCACGCCAATTACACCGAAGGGCCAGAGCGCATGAGCGCAATCGGCGTGTGGCCCCCGAAGTTGCCACTGAATTTCGATTGCTCGGCTTTTGTGACGTGGATCCTGTGGGTATCCGGTTGTCTGGACCCCAACGGTGGGACCGCCTACACGATCGAGAAGGGCCAGTACGTGTGCCACCGCGAGGGCTACACGGGGACGTTGCTGGCGCACCTGCCCCACGTCACGGACCCCCAAGTGGGCGACCTTGTGGTGTACGGAGATGGAACTGGCTGGCACGTGGCGCTCATTGTCGGAGTGTGGGGACCGGACATTTTGACCATTTCTCACGGCGAGCAGGGCGACCCGAACTACGTGTGGTCGCACGCGCCCATCACTCAACACCAAAACGGCCACGCCATCGACACGCGCACGCCGCGGACCTTTCTCCGACCGAACTATGACATTGTGGGGGTCGAACACCTTGCGCCCACGGCGCACGTCACCATCCCCCCTAAGCCCCCGGTAGCGCCTGCCCCAATCCAACCGGCCTCGACCCCTGCCCCGAAGCCCGTACAGCCCAATCTGGCCCCCGCTCCGGCCAAGCCAGCGGGCCCATTCATCCCTTTGGGCCGTCCGACCATCCAAAAGGGGTCTAAAGGGTCCAGCGTTTCGGTGCTGCAAAAGAAACTGGGGCTGTTTCCGAGCGGAATCTTTGGGAACAAAACCTACGTGGCGGTGGTTTTGTACCAAACACGCAACCACCTCACGGTTGACGGCGTTGTCGGCTCCGAAACGTGGCGTTCGCTGCTCGGGGGGACGAAATAACTATGAAGGTCAGTCACGACAATGTTTGGTCCTAAGCCATGTGGAAGTTTGATTGGGTCGATCCAACAATTGCCATTGGCACAGCCCTCGGAGCGGGCGTAGCCGTGCAAGTCTCATTCGTTCAGCCTCGCCTGCGCAAGCGCGCAAAGGAGCGCGCCGAAGCTGACGAAAATCACAAGTTTCTGACCGGCGTGCCAGCGACGTTGATTACCCCCGAAGTGCTGCCGGCCGCCGTTCGGTTGTCCAACATCGAGCAAGTTGCCAAAGCGACGCTCGAGATGGTCATTGCCATTGACAAGAAGATCACCCCCAACGGTGGGAACACCAACAACATCGGGGACATTCTTCGGCGCAACGCCGAGGCAAATGGAACATGGCTAGATGAAGGAGAACCGCATGACCACGAATAAGCCGCCCACCCACGGCGTTACCAAGTTGGGGCACAAGGTCCACGCCAAGACTTCGGACCATCTGGCCGACCACAGCGCCTACGCACGTTTCAACAAGCGCGCGGCGGTCGCCATTACCAAAGCGGTCGGATCCATGACGGCGGCCTACCTGTTTTGTCTGCTCGCGCTGTGCAGTTTGCCGGCGATCCTGAGCATGTTCGCGGCGTTCCACGGGGACTTCCCGAAGGCCATCGTGAAGGTGAGCATCGTTGCCCTAGTGTCGTGGATTGCCCAGTCGTTTTTGCAGCTCGTCCTGCTTCCTGTCATCATCGTGGGCCAGAACGTTCAAGCCGAAGCGTCCGACGCTCGCGCCGCCAAAACCTTTGAGGACACTGAGCGCATCGTCGATCTACTGGACACCGACACCACGGGCGGACTGTCAATCGTGGTGAAAATGCTGCACGAACTCCACGAACACGTCGAAGCCTTGTCACCTAAGGCTGGGGAATTCACGTCAACCGCCGACCCCACGTTGCCGGCCAAACGCCCCAGCAAGGCCCCTGCTTCCAAGAAACGCCCCCCTGCGCGCTCGTAAGGTATGGTGAGGATGCCCTAGAGCGCTCTAGGGCATTAGAACAAGGAGCAGCAAAATGACTGACGAAAACGCAGTTGCAGCGGAAGATGCGGTCAAGGCCGTCGAAGCCGGCGTCGAAGGCAACATTCCTGGTGCCGTCGTGGATGGCGTCGAAGCGATCGAGCATGTTTCGATCCTGCACAAGTACGTCGATGACGTGTTCGACTTCATTCACCGCATCGAGGGCAAGGTCACTCCTGCACAGCACGAGGAATTGACGGCCCTCACCGCCGACGTTCTCAAGAAGGTCGACCCTCAGGCGGCAGCCACCGCCTAGCACGCCGTTCCACCGCGGCACACAAAGCCCCCGACGCCCACCCCCTTGCGTCGGGGGCTTTGTGCATTCTGAACGCAAAAATTGTGGCGTAATGCTTGACACCAATGCTGGCAGTATGTATGGTTGGTTCAACCAACGAAAGGGCGTACATGATAAGCGTTATGAAGGTTCTCGAAAAGACCAAGCCCAGCCTCGTAAAACGAGCGCTGGACATGAGGGCACAAGGCAAGACGTTCGACGAGATAGCCACTGAGCTGTCACAGAAGTCGGGTATGAAGATCGGGCGCGAAGGCGTGCGCACGTGGTTCAAGAACAGGGAGGAAGCGTGACACTGGTACAACCGAGCCTTCCCGCGTTCGTCGAGCCGGACCCCAGCGACACCGAACTGACGCTAGACGAACGGTTCCGTCGTTTCCACGAGGCGAACCCGTGGGTCTACAAGGCGTTGCTGCGCTACGCACGCGAAGCGGTGTGGACACAGCGCACCAAAGGGCGCAACCGAATCCGCATTGGGGCCAAGGCCGTCGCGGAGCGCGTGCGCTGGGACTACGAGATGCAGGCCGACGACAACGAAGTGTGGAAGGTCAACAACTCCTACATCTCGCGTTACGCGCGCATGATGAACGAGGAAGATGACCTGCGCGGTTGCTTCGAGTTGCGTGCGTTGAAGGACGAGCGATGAACCTTGTCCTCGGCCTCATCATTACCGTGACCGCGGCTTTCACATACGCCTGTGGCTATCACGAAGGGAAGCGCGATCGTGGATAAGCCAACCGAATTCACCGACCCGTTCGGCAAGACGCGTTCGGCGTACTCAAAACTCAATGAGTTCGCGCGTATGCGTCGCGACGACCCCAGCAATTCCTCACACGTCACGGACTATTGGGTTGGCTACCTCGACGGCCTCAAGGCCCTTGCACGGGAGTTGCCCACGATATGAGCGACTTCACAATTGTCTGCCCCGACACCAAGGCCATAACGCGTCACGAGTGGCTTGAACTGCGCCGTCAGTACGTGTGCGGTTCGGACGCAGATGCGGCGCTGAACTTGTCGCCCTACTCCAACCCCGTGAAGTTATACGCGGAGAAGGTCGATCCGTTGCCCGAGGACGACGAGCGCGAGGAAACCGAGCGCATGTATTGGGGCAACGTTCAAGAGGAAACCATCGCTCAAGAACTTGGCCGACGCGTTGGCGTCAACATCATCTACGACCCCGTGATGGTCGCATCGACGCGGTGGTCATGGCTGGCCGGCAACCCTGACCGGTTCATCCCCAACGGCATCGTCGAGTGCAAGAACGTCGACGTTTCCCAAGCGAGCGAGTGGAGAGATGGGCCGCCGCTGCACGCGCGGATCCAATTTATGACGTACTTGGCCGTCCTCGGTCCCGACTACACGCACGGCTACATTGCCGCGCTTATCGGCGGCAACCGGTTCGTCCACTACTACCTCGAGCGCGACGAAATGCTCATCGAGTCCATCGTGGCTGGGACCGAAAAGTTCTGGACGATGGTGCAGATGGGCCGGATGCCCGACATTGACGGCAGCGACATTACGGCCAAGGCAATTGCGAATCGCTATTCCGACGTCAAGGTCGAGGCTGTCGAATGTGGGCCAGCGTTGCTTGACCTCGTGACGGAGCGCGACGCGCGCGAAAAGATCGTCAAGATGGAAAACGACAAGCTCAAGGAAGTCGACAACAAGATCAAGGCCATGTTGGGTGACGCCGAAGCAGGCATGGTCGACGGCGTTGTTATCGCAACGTGGAAATCGCAAACACGCAAAGCCCACGAAGTCAAAGAATCGACATTCAGGAAACTTCATTTCCCCAAACAGAAAGAAGAAAAGCAATGATTGGACAACCGGAAAGAACGGACAACAAAGCCAGCGCCGCGCGCGACTTGGTGGCAGCGGCAAGTGCTGGTTCAGGCGCGGAGATTGCCAAGCAAACCAACAAGACATTGGTGGAGGCGAGTGCCAACGAAATCAAGAAAGCCCTCGCGGGCACAGGTATCGACGAGATGCACTTTGTTCGCGTCGTCAAGACCGAACTCAGCAAAACGCCGAAGTTGATGCAATGCACGCCGTCGTCGTTCCTCGGAGCGGTGTTGACGGTGGCGCAGTTGGGCTTGGAGTTCGGCCCGATGGGTCAGGCGTACATGATTCCGCGCAAGAACCGTGGCGTCGACGAAGTGCAGTTGACGATTGGCTACAAAGGCTGGGCGCAGCTCGCGTACAACTCAGGCCAGATCAAGTCACTGACGGCCCAGGTGGTCTACGAGAACGACGAATTCGATTACTCGCGCGGCCTCGAAGAACGCTTGCACCACGTCCCGGCCCGTGAGAACCGAGGGATGGCGATTGCGTACTACGCGATCATTCGCACGTTGGCCGGCGGTGTCATTTGGGAAGTGCTGACCAAAGAAGAAGCGATCGCGCACATGAAGAAGCA